CTGTACAATACAATGTACGGTGGACAACAACTTGACCAGGCTAATGCTGCTGCTAATCAGAATCTGAGTCAGGCTATCCAGGAACAACAGTTCCAGGCGGAAAGACAGCCGTATGATATTCAACAGGCTGCTGCTAACGTTGGACATACAAATGCCCTAACTGACCTGACCAATGCTGAAGTTCCTGGACAGAAGGCTAGATCGGGTCAGGCTATGTTGGATTATGAGGCCAATAAGTCTGTTCCAGAAGCTACTAGAAACTCTGCTGCTTATAAGAAGCTTGCTGCTCAGATGAGCACAGATGATTTCACTTCCTTAGTGAATCATATCTCTAGTCAAATGTCTAGTCCTGATCCTGCAACTGCACAAGCCGCTCAAGTGGCTTGGAGCCATCTTCCTAACGTTGCATTGGAAATGGCGAAGCTGAAACAAGAAGGTGCTAACGCTGCTAACGTTGCTAATATTAATGCTGCTGGTAATCTGGCTGTTAATAATGCCAACAATGCTGCTGGTCGTTATAATAATCACACTCTTGAGTTTGCTATGTATAACGCTAGAGCCAAGGCTAACTTCCAACAGCAGGCCAGCATTGCACAGCAACAGGCTGATGAAGCCGCTGCTAATGCAGCCCAGGCTACTGATCCTAGTGAACAGCAATATTGGCAAGCCAAGCAACAGGATTACTTACGGCAGAAGCAAGAAGCGGTCTACAACGACTATCGTTCCAAGTCTGCTCAAGGTGCTGTCAATGCTACTACGAAGCCTGATCTTAACCCGATGGGTGTTCAGACTGTGGCTCCCCCTAGTAACATTCCTCAGCCTCCTCAACAGCCCACACAGACTCCGCAACAAACTAACAATCCTACTGCTCCCCCTGTTGCTGGTAAGATTGTTATGCATAATGGGCAGAAATATCAATTTAAGGGTGGAGATCCCTCTGACAAAAATAACTGGAGACCTATCTAATGAGTGGACCATGGGACGATTACAAACCGACAAAGGCCAGTAGCGGCCCGTGGGATGATTATACTCCACAAACTCCTACATCACAAGTAACTCAACCTCAACTGCCTCCTGGAGTTCCCTGGAAGTCCGATAACTTACCAACTACTCCATCCTCTTTCTTAAGTGATGCTCTCCCAGGCCCCAAGATGCATGGTGGGGATGAAAATAGTTCTTTCTGGCAAAAGCTGAAGGATCTAGATCAGGCGGGCGGTCAGGCTACTCAGCAATTCATTTCTGGTCTTGTGCAGCCTATTAATGGTCTTGTCGAGGATGTTACTGGCCCCAATTTCATTGGAAATAGAATCAGACAAGTGGAAGCTAACCAGGCTAATCTTTCTGACCAGGCTAGGACTTACAACGAGAATATCAATAATGCCATGAACGTCATGGACCCGGGTCAAATCGGCCATGGTCACATGGAGTTCCCAGCTAGAGAAGGTATCCGTCCTAGAGCAGAAGCACCGATCGAACATCCAATCACAACTGAAAAGGCTCCTTGGGAGGAAAACTGGAATGGTAACACTTTAGCCAACCAGTCTGAACTTCCTGGTGGGGCTGGTGCCTTCGATAACATTCGTAGGCAAGTGGCTGGTGAGATTGCTCAGTCTAAGGATATCACCAATACTCCTATGGAGCGTATGACCGATACCATTCTTAATGGTGTTGACCAAGCTGCTCTGCAAGGAGCTAATCAGGCTAATGAGCACTCCGCTGTTACTCAGTATTGGGCTGATAGAGCTAAAGAACTTCAGGCTGAAGAAGCCGGAGTTCGTGACGCAAATGCTGCTGATATTAGAGAACACCTAACCCAGCCCGATGATATTGTTCAACGTCAGATGATGGTTGACCAAATGGGAACTGCGAGTGATCGACCCACCATGGATGCCCTTGCTCGTTCTACTGAGGGAATTACGTATGAGAATGTTCCGCCTGATGGTGTTATTCCTCGTGATGCTCAGCGGCTTCCTAATGGGGAGCCTATGCTTAGGGTTCCTAGAGGTAATGAATGGGTTAAGGATGAAAACGGTATCCCTGTTCGCCAGGGTCTTCCGGAATCGACAGTAGCCCCTGATTATATCAATCGCTATATGAGACAGGACGAGGGTGCTCGTAATGATCTCGGCAATGCAATCCAAGAGGCTAATGGCCCGAAACTTGGCCCCGATGAGCACTATGGTGCTGGTATGCTGGAAGCAGACCGTCCCACTCCTCCGAGGACTTACAAGAACTCTCAAAGAGGCTCTGTTGATGGTTCTCTCCTGAACGATGCTGTTCAGGGAGTCAAGAAGTGGTTCACAGGTTCTCCGGAAGCTGGTAGAACCAGATCCTACTCTCTAGAAGAGCAGGCTGCTCGTAAGAACGCTGAACTGCAGCACGTTGGTCCGGGTCAATACATTACGCAGGATCGTGATCTTGCTGGTGTCTATGGTGGCCCTAATGGTAGAGCTTATGAAGTCCATGAGCCCTTTAAGCAGCCGTTTGACTTCAACACGATTCGTGACTGGGGTAATGGAGTTAAGCAGAGTGGAGATAAGCTCTACAAGCAACTGGTGGATAAGTTAGGCAGTAAGACTGCTGCTAATGCTTATCTCAAGAAGAGTGGCTTTGATGCTATCACCTTCACGTCTCCGCGTGGAGAGAAGATTGCTAACGTCTTCAATCCTGCCAAGCTCTCTGACATTGGGCCCGCTAGAGAACCGATAAAAGACTTTGGTGAACTGTCTCTGGTTCCCAAGGAAATCGGAACTCCCTCTGACAAGTTCAATGTGGCTCTTGCTCGTGCTATGCGAGGTAAGGGTAGCCAAGGTGGGGTAATCGATGGTAAGCTGGTAGACGCAGCTCATGATCTGGTTCAGAAAGCCACTAAGTTTATTGGTGATATGGCTACTGCTCCGTTCAAGGCAGTTGCTCGTATGCTTCCTGAAGACCACATGTCTCAAATCACTGGTAAGGACTATGTAATGCGTCCTGATCCAGGGGAGGATATTGCCAAGCAGGCTGTAGCACAAGGCGCTATGGATACTTCTCTCTGGAAGAATGTCCAATCTGGTTTGGCTCTTGCCGCTGAGAAGACTGGCAGCAAGGCTCTCCAAGGCGTTGGTGACTGGTTAGGCTGGTCTGATAAGAGAACCCATCTTGACAACAAGAAGATGGTTGATCCTCTTAATAAGACTCTTAAGGCCCTTCCTCAGAAGGACTTTGAGGCTCTCCATCAGGCTATGATGAATGAGCAGAAGACCAGAACTCTTATGTCTGATGCCGATCTTCAGCAGCTGTCTCCGAAGGCTCAGGAAGCCTATAAGGCTCTACGTACTGCGTTCAAGCAGACATTCGATAGAACCAATACTACTCTGAAGGCTGCCGGTAAAGAACCTATCAAGTTTGAAGAAGCCTATCACGCTTCACAGCGTTATGGTGACTGGAAGTCTGCCTACTACGACAAGAACGGTAAGCTAATTTGGTATGACTCTTCTGCTTCCAAGCTGGAAGGCATGAAGGCTATGGCTTACCTGAAGAAGCAATTTGGTGACAAGATTGACTGGAATCGTTCCAAGGGACCTCAATTCGGCCCGGATTCCATCACTGCTAATATCCCTCGTGATATCCTTGGCACGTACAGAGAAATGATGAAGTTTATGGACCCTAACGATCCTACGACTACTCTGATCTCCGATGCGATTGCCAAGTATAATGACGAGAAGGGAACTAACAAGGTTGGCTTCAACCAGCGGTTCCTGGATAAGCAGAATGTCCCTGGCTTTGAGGGTAACAAGCCCTGGCTGTCTCCTGCCAAGAATGCAGAGAACTTCTTCAATGGACAGATGAAGTATTTGAGAGACGCTAACCACTGGAATAACTTCCAGGAAGCTCTTAACAATATTAATCCTATCCTGAAGAATGAAGACCTGATCCGCAATCAGCCTAACATCATGGATGTGGCTGCTGCGCACGTTCAACGTGAACTTGGTATCTCTGGAAACCTGTTGGCTGGTATTGAGCGGGAATGGGCTAAGAACTTCCCCAAAGTTGGTATTGTAGATGGTAAGCCTACCGTAGCACTTGGTATCTCTCGTGGCAATGTCTACAAGGGAGTTGCTGATGTTAAGGCTGCTACCTATCTGACCATGCTTGGATTCAATGTCCCGTACATGATTACTACGCCTCTCCAGGCTGCTATGTCTATCGCTCAGCATCGTGCTCTTACGCTGAAAGGCTATGACCACAATGTTGCTAGAACGACATTCAAGAGTATTCAGGATATTGCTGGTGGCTTAGCTGCCCATGTCATGCATAGCATGGCTGGTAAGGATGTTGAAACTGGAATGTCTCCTGAAGGTAAGAGGATGCTTCAATACGCTAGAGACAACGGTATCCTGGATAAGACCGTCATGGATGAATCCGGAGGTACTCGCTCTCATGCTGTATTTGAAGGTCTGAAGCATACTGCTGGTATGACTGTCAGTGCTCCCGAAAAGATTGCCCGTTGGTCTACTTTCGTTGGCTTTGCTCACCATCTTCTGGATAGTGGTAAGCTGACTGAGGCTCAAGCATTCAAGATGGCTGAAGACTTTACCAACCACTCGCTGACTTCCATGCGCAAGAGCGATAAGCCCTTAATCGTGGATAAGCTTGGTACTGGTGGTCAGTTAGGTTACGTATTCCATTCCTACTTGTTCAACGAATACAACCAGCTGTCACAGTTTGCTAGAATGGCTAGCAAGGGTAACGTCAGTCCTCTGGCTCTTCATGCAGCAATGCTGTTCACCCTTGGTGGTGCTTTAGCGATGCCTGGCATCAATGAGCTTGATTCTGGATACAGTGTCCTTAAGAATCTTATTGCCAAGTTTGCCCCCAAGGCATACATCAACAATTTCTGGAACTTCAATGACATTGGTATTCGTGGTTCTATTCTCCGTGATCTACCTACTTGGGCTAGCATTGGTTCTACTTCGGAAGCCAGTAAGACGAACATCGGTAGCCGTTTCAACACACAAGTGACTGATATTGGTAATCCGTTGGGTGATCTTGCTGTTCCTATCCAGGAAGGTAAAGAGATTATGTCCCTTGGAGATTTCGCTGTTGATCCTACGATGCGTAATGCTATCCAGGCTCTGCATGCGAACTCTGGTTCTACTATCAAGGGGGCTATGGAAACGCATCTGGATGTTTACAAGAACAAGACAAATGCTCCCAATGGCCGTAACCCTGATGGAACCCAAACCTATATCAAGCCTAGCGATATCAACAATACCGCTGCTGACTACAAGAGAACTCCAGAAGAGGAATCTCGTAGAGCTTTAGGTTTCTATGGTGACAAGGAATACGCTACTAAGCAGATTCGTTATGCCAACAACGCTGAGTCTGAACGTCAGAGCCAAGTCTATGATAATTTGATGAAGCTTGCTATCAGAGCTATGAAGGATGGTAATGAAGATAGATCCAAGATGTTTGCTCAAAAGGCAATCACCTTGAATTCGGATGCTGAGAAGTTCGACAAGACCTTAACAGAAGCTATTACCAATTCCGGACTTACTCCTGAAGAAAGAGACAAGATCCATGCGGATAACATTGTCAGACTGAAGAAGGTGCAACGTGCTCAGCCTAACTAAAGAACAGTTAAGATATATTTATCCAAATTGTCCTTCTCCCAGACTCGATACATATTTGCCGCTCTTACAGAATTGTTTGGACAAGTATTTAATTGATACTTTGCCACGAATTCAAATGTTCCTGGCCCAAATCGGACATGAGAGTGCGGAGTTAAGGTACACGGAAGAGCTTGCGAGCGGATCAGCTTATGAAGGCCGAAAGGATTTGGGAAATACCCAACCTGGGGATGGAGTTCGCTATAAAGGTAGAGGTCTGATTCAATTAACCGGGCGTAGCAACTATGCTCTGTGCGGACTAGCACTCGACCTTCCGCTGCTAGATCAACCACAGCTTTTGGCTGGATATTCTCCAGCCACACTAAGTGCTGGTTGGTTTTGGAACAATAATAATCTGAACTCATATTGTGATAAAGGTGATTTTATTGGTTTGACTAAACGAATCAATGGTGGAACTAATGGACTGGCTTCTCGCCAAGCCTATCTTGATAGGGCTACAAAAGTAATCGTCTAAATGAAAAAGCCCCTGTGTCTTGCGACCAGGGGCTTTCTTTTTAGCTCATTAGCTTTCTGACAAGCATGTAATTACTGAAGTAATTAACCAGGATACCCCGGTCATATAGCACATGGGGAGAACAGTGAGTAGGCAGATTATCTAGCCATACTTCCCGCTGTCCCTTTTCATTAGTATGAATCCTCAAATTTTGATCTCCGTAACGCCTAATCCAGAGCTAGGATCTAGTTCACTAGCATACTCAACAGCTTTAGCAGCTGATTTACCTGCATGCATAGCGCCCAAAGCGAACTGAGCCCCAGTACCGACAGCATAATAAGGCTTATCAACAAGCACCCAGCTAGTAAGGTTAAAGCTTGTGAAAATCTGCTTGTTTGAGGTAAGAGCAATGAGTTCAAAGTTACTACTTTTAGGAGGCTTGCCATCCGGTTCTGCCAGCCATGCAAATAGAGGCCCAATAAAGCTAGAGTCTCCACAAAATCCAACGATAGCTTTCTTGGCTCCAAATAGAGCCATAGCTACTTCTTGTTCTAACACCGTCATCTTATGGGCGCCTTTAAACTTAGTACCGCTGGTATGCGTATACTGATGGTCAGACGCCATAGATTTCAAAGTGCATGCTACAGTTGTTATTTAATCTCCTTAAAACAAATCAGACACCGCAGCTACCGCCATGTCCTGTAATGTCACACACGTCGTGCTCGGTAAACTCAATTCCAGATTTTCCGATTGCGTCGGTGTAGGGGACTTCGGTGATGGGCTGTCCCCCTCTACTTCCATCCGGATAACACGTAAACCCTCGAAGCCGTGGCGCGTAAAGGGCCAGCGTTTCTGCAAAAGTTTTGATATCTCCCGGCATATTCCCCTTCGATCCGTGCGCGGGCAGGTTGATTGTACTGGAGATTGACATATCAACGTAATCTTGAACGTCCGCTTGGAACTTGAGTCGTCTTTCGTAGTCATGGCTTAATTTGTAGGCTGTATCAATCGAGTCAGGCTCGACACCGTATTCTTTAATGAGTCGATCTGCGGTTGCGTCAACGACATACTGATATCTCCACTTCGTTCCATCAGTGAGGTAACGTCGTTTATAAGCCACAGCAAACAGCGGTTCAATTCCTGTGGTCGTGCTTGCAAGAATTCCGATGGTGCCAGTTGGCGCAATTGCTCTATAAGCGACCGGACGTGAAATGTAGAAGCGATCACAATGCTCATTAGCTGCTGATTGGCTTTCGGATCTATATACATTTAACCATTCTTGAAGTTCGTCGGTGACTTCATACTTCTGACCTCTCTGGAGAAGCCATTCGTGTATCCCCATGAGACCAAGCCCAAGCCTTCGATTCTTTTCTCGAACCTTATAGACCTTTTCATATGGCAAGTCCGCACGGAGAGTCCCACAGACAAGGAATTTAGATGCCCGAGATACCACTCCCTTGAATTCCTCCAGACTTCTAATGTTGCCAAGATTAATACTACCAAGGTTGCAAACATCGCTGTCATCTTCTGACGTAACTTCTGTACAAGCATTTCTAAGGGTTTCATTTTGTTTGACACCAAAGTTAAACGAGAAGCCAGGTTCTCCGGTTTCCATTGCCTGTCGGCAGTTTTCTAAGAAAATCTTGTTCTTGGATAAGTCTCCCGCCGCGTCGTCGTAATTGACGCTGATGTTTGTCATGTCTAGCGGAGCCGGGAAATTGAAATCCTTTTCCTTGAGTTCTTTTACTGCTGCCGACCAATTTTTCGCTCTAAGGAAGTCAGTAATGTCTTCATGTTGCCAATTGAGTGAAGCATAGATCGCCGAGCGCCTGCTTCCACCTTGCATGACATTTCTTCCGATTTCATTAATAGCGTACATAAGCGGTAGAGGCCCGCTTGCAATTCCTCCAGTTCGAGAAAGAGGCTTGCCAGCAGCCCGGAGTCTGGAGTAGTCAATTCCAATACCACCGCCAGTCATTAGACAGGACATTGCCCGCCAAGTTACTGCTGACCACTCTTCTCTTGTGTCTTCTTCTGCGCGCAGTAAGTAGCAGTTATTGAGCGCTTTGTAGGGTCTTCCCGCATAGTATAAATAGCGACCCCCAGGGATGAATCGCATTTGTTTAATGTCTTCGACAAGATCCTTCCGATCTCCATCTGATAGAAGCCAAGCTTCTCCAGGTCTTCGGGGTCCGCAAACATCAGCAACGAGTCGTTCAGCGAGAGCGTCCCAAGAATCGTTTGGCCCTTGGGCGTACTTGGATCGAAAGATTCGGTGGGCAAAATCTGTTTTAAATCGTTGGACAATCATTCGCCTTTCACCGCCACATCAACTTCATTAATCACATGCACGGCTTCGTTAACTGCTTCCACAGGAATGTTTTCAACTTTCTCCACAGCAGATTGAGCAATAGACTTAACTTTATTAACTTCGGATTCAATAGGAGCTTCTACCTTCGTCCCAAAAATCGTCTTCAGTCTGCTCAGGATATCGTTCCACAAATTCTTTAATGCTTGCATCTTGTTCCTCTTCTTCTTGCTTTCTAATTCTGTACTTAATATTATTACCATTGTTCCGGCTTAGCGCAGAGCTATCGCTCCGCTCATGAGCCTTTCTAAGGAAAGGCGATCGACCGGAATCATCATTCTTACTCTTCTTCGTAACCACTCGTTTTCTCTCGCCTGTTATTCTTCTTCAGAATAACCATTTAGATCGTTTAACTCTCTCCACAAATACTCAAAATTATCCTCAATTTTGTTCTGAAAATTATCCACTAAATCATCGGATGTAATCCCAAGCAATTCCAAAAGAGTCAGTTCATCTAGGTTACGTAGCTTCTCTAATAGTTCGTTCATTCATTAGTTCTTCAAATCTAGAAAGAAATTTGCTCTTAGCCTTATCCGGAGAGAAGCATTCAGGTTTAATTCCTAAACTAATCTCAGGTCGCTTAATATATTCCCACATACTCCAAGTATCTCCCTTAGTGGGAAGGAGATAGTGTGCTTCAGTAGATAACTGAATTACGTCAGCTTCTTTAATAGACTTAGAAAGAGGATAATCAAAGCCAAACTTATTAGCAATGTGCCACATAATAGTGTCCTCAATCTTGAGGTAGTCTCCCATGTATTCTTTGATGGGCTTAGCAATGTCTGAGATATATGCTTCGCTAGAATCATGGAGTAGTGCCGCAAGTGCGTCTTCCTTTGGAACAATATAAGAGCAGTGAACGCTATGTTCTGCCACAGAATAAAAATGACTTACATGACCAGAAAATCTACATGCCATTCCTAGAGCATGGGCAATATCTTCAATATCAATATCTTCTGGCTTAGTATCAAAGTAATTGAAATGCTTGCCAGAAGCAGTTTCAATCCAACATTCATTCTTTAGGAGCATTTAATACAATTCCAGTTGAACAATTAGTAGGCCCCTCAAGGGCCTTAGCCACAGCAATGATGGCTCTAGAGTTATCAGAGAGAGCAGTAGCTAAAGCAACCACTGCTGCTCTCGTATGCTCATTAGTTGATTCCTGTCCAGTGACATTACAATTTTCAATCAGGACAGAGAAATCTTTCTTAGCCGTTTTCTTGTTTGATGCCATGATTTCCTTTTTGTTCTTCCAAAGCAATCAGCATTTCGATAAAATGCTTTGCCTTTAGGAGATCTTCAATTCCATTCTTGAATCGCCAGCGAGTGATGTACTTTACTACACATCCATCTGCAAATGGGAGTTGATTAGCTTCAATGTACTGCATTGGTTGGATCTTGAATCTAGCGTAGTGATTTCCACCAACCTGGACTTTAAACGGATCGTAATTACTCATTATCTTGGAGATATTTAATTGCTTTTCTAATTAACTCTGGATCATCTTTAAAGCATCCAAGAGCTTTATTACAATTTCCACAAAGTAGTCCTCTGATTTTTCCAGTAGTGTGGCAATGATCTACTGCTAACCTCCGACCTGAAGAACAGGATTGTTTGCAAATTTTACAAACATTATTTTGATTCTCTAACATTTGATTATACTGTTCTAATGTAATACCATATCTTCTACCATACATCCACTGTAAGTAATCAGTCTTTTGGTCATGATAGCGTTTTCTATGATATTCTCTTCTTAGCTCAGGGTTCTGAGTTTTTCTACAAGACTTACACCATTGTTGCAAGCCGGACTTTTCTCTAGAACATTTATGAAAACATTCAAATGGTAATTCTAATTTACATTTACCACATTTTTTCATTTATACTTTTTATTCAGATAATCTAAGGAAACTGGCATAAGATCAAATGATCCATTATCGACGGCATGAAGCATCAACATCCCGCGCCAGTGTTTGTTGCCTTGGTATCCGAGATAGTCTTCATTATGTTCATAACACGAACCAGCAATAATAGAAGTAAGCCTATCACCATTAGCGCGGTGTCCAGTGGCGATCTGGAGCCCCTGCTGATGACCAGCCACGCAAGACATATGCTGCTTATTAAGTTGAGCTTGTGCAGAAGAAGCTGGTCTTCCAGCGACGCCCGTAACGAAATAATGGCAGAACGCAACACCTTCAATAACTACCGGTTCAAGGAAGGGATATACTTCCCAATCTTTTTCATACTCTAGATCCGAGACTCCAATAGTTCCATCAAGCTTTGCGTCGCTGTTAACTGCTCGAACAATTCGTTCCTCGTGGTTTCCGAGAGTAAGGACCATGCGAGGATTGTACCTAGCTCGATGCCCTTCCTTATCTTTGAGTCGTCTTTGCTTAAGAGGCCCGAGTAGAACAGCCATAGCTTCCTTTGCTGCCTCCACGTCAGATCGATACCTACGGCCTTCAAAGCTCTTTTTACCAACGTCATATGACGAAAGGCTAGGCATGTCCGCAAAATCGCCAAGACAAACGATAACATCAGGTTCCTTTTCAACTAGATACTGACCGATCTTCCTGAGGAACTTAGTATCGTCACCAGGGCGAATCTGCGTATCAGGAATTACAGCAATCTTAGTCAAATTTAACCCCGTTAAATTGGGCCTGAGTTTCTAATGAATCAGTCATTAAGTTCGTGTTCGCCGTCTAACTCTGCTTGAGCCTGTCGATGAGCATTAATACCAACGGTAGCAGACATATTCACTGCGAATTGAAGAAGAGTCTGGACTTCCTTAGCGGAGAACTCAGTTCGGAGTTCCAATCCGCCGTCTTCTTTTTCTACCAGAATTTCAAGTACCTTCATTGTTTCCTTTTAATTGTTGTAATAGTTGCAGGAAGTGATCCAAGCTAACAATAGCAAGATAGATATCACGATCCTTGTGGACGATAACCAGAGGCTCATGTTTACCATGTGTTTTAGCTTGGTCATAATACGTATGAATTTGACTAACGGCTTTGTTCTTACATTCGATTTGGTAGGGGATGAGTCGCCGTGCAGCAGGCGATAATTGGATATCCTCTCCTCCTGCTCCCATGCTAGTTGATTTAACATCATCCGGTTCCAACTGCTTAAATATTTCGAGTAGTTTGTCTCGGACATACTTTTGGAGGCGGGCGCCTTTTTGTTTCGCCGACTGGGGTCTCATCGTTCTCCCCTCCAAATAGAACATACATGACTAAAAGATACTCCATATCTAGGCCCCACTACCATACAAGATTCTATACCTTTTAAGGACTTGATTTCTTCCTTTTGCTCTTTAGATAATTTCCCTAGTTTATGAGTTAGTCCTGGGTGCCTGTAACGCCCCTTTCTCATCATATCTTGAACATTATCATTCCATGTCCCAAGAAATAGATGGTCTGGATTAACACACCCAGGATTGTCACAAGTATGACAAACAATTTTATCTTCTGGAATAGGTCCTTTGTGAAGATGGTAGGATACTTGGTGTGCCCTGGTAAGTTTTTCCTGTTGGCAATGGACCGAGCCGGTTACCTGTGGATAACCATCTTTATCCCCCTTAGTTGCAAATAACCAGCATCCATTATCTAATATAGTCTCAACCCTTTGATCGAAATAATCTTTAAGGTCTTTTGCTTGTCTGTACTTATTTAGGGGTCTAAGCCAGCTCCTCTTAGCACTTTGTGCCTTCATCCTTCTCCTTAATAATTTGAATTTCCACGCCCTTTCCACGATCTACCATCGCCGAGATCATATGCTCTGTACCTTTAGATTTAAGATCCCAAAGAGCGATGAGTCCATCAGCATAATCAGCCATTTCAATGTTGCGTAGAAATCCAGCTCTCTTGCCATGCTTCTCCCAATTAGGCTTAAATTCCTTTACTGGGATTTTATTAGAGACTGCCCAATCATATCCAAGCTTATCTGCCCCTCTTGCCATACCGCAAACAACTTCTGTGATGTTAAAGTCAGTAGCACTTAGGGCATCGTGCAGGATAGACATATCAGTACAGGTTCTACTTCCCGCTATGATAATCTTCAATTAGATTTCTCCAATTATCGTCAGGCTTACGCCAGATATATAAGCACTGAGCATTCATATCAAGTTCTTCCTCAGAAGAATATTGGTCTTGTACTACTGCGTATAAGTCTTTGATGGCCTTGCCAGATAAAAGCTTCTCTGCCTTCTTCGGGCCGATCCCGGCCACGCCTTTGATGCCGTCGGCAGTATCGCCAGTAAGAAGCTGAGTAAAGAAGAAATAAATTCCTTCTTCATCTTCAACATAATATTTTTCCTTCTTCACGAAGTTATAATGCCATCCAGGGATCTGGTTAATATCCTTATCGTGATGAATGATAATACTCTTATCCTTAGGACTACCACATTGGGCAATTCCACAGGCATCATCAGCTTCCATTCCATTCACGATCTGTGCATCCCACTGATCCCTCAGATGGTTCTTCAGGGCTTGTTCCCACTTAGGCCTAGGTTTATCCTTACGGAAAGCCTTGTACTCAGGAAACACCTTATACCTGAAGTTATCTTTGCCTGTGAGAAATAGGATGTATTCTTTAGCGCCTACTTCATCAAGAGCAGTGTTAATCATAAAGTCCACTCGCTCTGCGGCTACAAATAGATCATCATTCTCACTGGCTGCCGCAGCTCTAAATACGAAAGAATCTGCGTCGAGAATAGCATTCATAGTGCTAATCGTCTACCTCTTTTAATTGGTTTATCCCAATTTCTAACTGCGTGAGTAAGTTCGATATGTAAAGCAACCTTGTCATCCGGGTAGAACAATCTTTCTGTCATAACCCTGCAATGATGCCGTACAGCCCAAATATGAGCAGCATAGAAAATCTTCAACATATCAGCCCTAGGTAACGGATGAGTGACTACGAAGTCCCCTACTTTCTTGAGGTACATACTGAAGTCATATTTGTTACCGGGCCGCTCGCCCTTACCAGGTTTACAGTTACTAGTTCTTACCCAATCATTACGAGGTCTGTTGTTGGGCTTGTAAACCATTACTTAAACAAAAGAGCAGCAACTCCAAAGTAAGTAGCCTTTTGATAATCATTCTTAAAAATATAATAGGTAGCAATAGCTAGATTTACTATATAAAAAATTTTAGAGATCATTAGGAACGTCCTTAAACAGATCCGGCTCTGCCATCACCCAATCAGTGAATCGTTGGGCACGCTGCAAAACATGATCTACATTATCATCATTTACAGGATCGCCACCATAGCTAGCAATAGCCTGAGCAAGAGAACTCTGCTTGATGATATAGACTTGCTTACGAGCACGTTCTTCCGGAGTCTCATAAGTACTCACTCGTGCAGGAGCATCCTTAGTGTGTTGTTTAGCTGGAGAAGTATCAAGGGTCTTCACAGACTGCCAGTTGTAATACTCATCGCCAGGAACATATTCCACGATAAATTCCTGACCAGCTTCCAGCTTCTTCACTGCGTCATAGACAGCAGGATTGGCGAAGCTCATCACATTCTTAGACTTGTCTTCACCCTTGTTGGTGGTATAGTTGACGGTCAGCTTCTGGTAGCCGCCCTTAGCGGTCTTAACCTTCTCTTCGGCGTAAGACTTGAAGATAAAATTAGGCATTAATTCCTTTAGTTTAATTTAATTAATTCGGCCTTGGATCGGCCAACTGAAATTTCGCATGTCATCGGTAACTCGAATCGATGAGACCAATTAGTATAGCATAGTTCAGGTACTTTGTCAATAGCTTTTGTAATCATTTCTGCAACTTTTTCAACATTTTTGCTAGGAGTGTCTACAACCAAGCTATCGTGCACCGTCATCACAAGTAGTGCCTCTAATCCACTTTCTCGCAGGAGACGCGAAAGTTCAATTCTTGCGAGCATAACGAGATCGGCTCCGTACCCTTGAACAGGGTAATTCTTAATTGTGGTAAGGGGCCATTCAAGTCCACGGAAAGACTGCTTAGGTTCGAAGGCAAATATCCTTCCAGACGGAATCTCCAGGTATCCTTTTTCTCGTACCGTTTGCAGTAAGGAATCGTGCCAGGCACGTATACCCCTATATTTTGTATAGTAGTCATCAATTACTTTTTGCCACTGTTTTTGGGAATAACCCACGCTGCTAAAATCAGGATCAGCAGCATAGGAATAAGCGGAGCCTCCATAAATAAGGCGGAACTTAAAGATCTTAGCAATTAATCTGTCCGGTAAGTTGAAGGCTTTCTGATTGTTTCCATGGATATCTTCCTTATCGATAATCTCTTTCCAGAGAACTGGATCTTTACTCAGCTCTGCTGCACAGACGACTTCGAGTCCTTTAACGTCTCCATTTACTAACATTAAGTATTGTCAGATCCCCATTCATGAAGTCCACACCACATACAAATTCTTCTTCTAGCTAAAAGCCCCATCTGTCTCCAGGCACCCCAATAATGGCCTACCTTTTGGCATCTACTCATTTCACACATTAATCATACCTACTCACTAAGCAATAATCCACTTCTTCGGCACTATTCTGCATATTGGGCTTACTGGAACTCAGTCTACCAGTCCTTGCCACTGTTTGGTTGTACTGTCCGTGTAAATAGTCTCCCCATTGGTATCGCTCAATGTGATTGAATAACGAATCGAAAGTTTCACAGACTTTGGTATACTTCGCCTTATCAGCCAAACAAGCGAGGAGCCGCTTTCCTTCTTTAGTCCTTGCGTGAAGTTGTCGCAAAGTTGGATCATCAACTTGATAATATCTTGTAGTTGCATTTGGATCATCCTTGGTCTTCTTTACCTCAGTCTTTGGGAGAGGATCAAATCGTCTAGGGAATTCAACAGAATGTTGATGCCACCGATTACGTACATAAGGTAAACCTTTCTTGTCACCGGACTTGTATACAGCTTCCTCAGAAGTCGCATAGTCGTAAGTTACGACACCCCCGTAAAGTAGGCAAGAAAGCTGATCGCCGCTATCCCAATTGAAAACCACATAATCAGGCATGGGAGGGAGAAACTTTGAGAGTTCCTGTTCCACAGCCTCCAGCTTTGCTTTGTATCCTGCATGATCGACCTTGGCTCTCTCAACATCGAATTTAACTCCGTTAAGCTCTGTCCTTGCAAGCACAAGGAGGTCTTGCCCCTGTTGATACAACAGATTCCGTTGTTTCTCTGTAAGCAGTTCGAGTTGCAGTCTACGTACCGCCAACGGTTTTTCCGCGTCGTCATTGTTGTATTCCTCCAGAATCTTGACTGGAATATCCTCCGTCGAGATACCAGCTTCCCAATATCCCTTTACAACATCTAATTTGCATGGAATACCGTAGTGTTCCAATACCTCGTTGAAGGGACTCATTCCAGACGTTTGGCCGGTCAAGATATGCTCCGCAATCATCACATCGTAAATCTTGACGTGTTCCGGGATCTCGATCCCATTGCGCATCAGCCATTGGATATCAAACTTAAGGTTATAGCCTACTAGCTCTGTGCATTTGGCCAGTGTTCGTCTAATTACATCTAGGAAGTCTGGATCTTTGTAGTAGTGGAATCCAGTTCTAGAACCATTAGAGAAAGAGTAGCTGACAAGAAAATTATCGGGATGATGAACATGGCCGCGTTCTATGATGGAAGTTTCGCAGTCATAGCCAAGGATCAATCAGTTCCTCCATAAGAGCCTTTGACAGCTCTACTTTCCATTTCGTCGAAGTCCTGCTCCAGTTGCTTGGCATACCAATGGAGGTTCGTATAGGCGTTCTTAATAAGATTAACCTTGTCGTTCACCCAATCAGAATGCATCGGCTGACCCTTGGCGGCCTCAGCCAGCTCATTAAGAGCTTGTTCCCATCTTTTCATCAATACTCCACAATATCTTTATATCGGGCCAGTTGCGGCTCTATTAAAACTTCCGTGCGCCCATGCTTTAGCGTTGGATCAGAGTCAGAGTCCCCGAAAAGTTTATTCTTACTAATGTTCAGGAATCTCACATACTCCTGTCCCATGTCATGGATCTTGCCAATGCCAATGATGTAGTCAGCCTCAGCTTGCTTAGCAGTCAGGGCATTGGCTACGTGATCCATTTGCAAATATTTTACGTTTTCCGCCGTTCCAGCAGCTTGACATACTCCGATAACAGAGTGACGATTCTTGGCAAGTTCTCTTCCCCATTGGTAGATATTTCCAAGTCTAAGATCCTCTCTATCCGCAGCAAAGCCTTTAATCTTATCGATCTGGTCATAGACGACCAATCTTGGTGTGAATCTATCAATAATCTGTTCGATTTGAGATTTCGATAATGTTGCAGAATCGAAGAATAGGAATCTTCCTTGAGTCTGTCTTTCAAACTCGTCTTTAAACTTTTTGACATTTGCAATTAACTGGTCGAGTCTACAACCAAAGAAGGCTTGGTAAACTCTGAGAATGACTTTGTTTCCTTGCTCTTCGTTATTAAACCAACAGATTGCTTGATCTGTTTGAGTGAGGAAATTAGAGACTTCACTCGCAAGGAAAGTAGTCTTTCCTGTTTCGGGTCGGGCAAAGATAAACCCGAAATCACCTTGTCGCAGGCTACCAAGACTCCGATTAAGAAATTGAAGTCTCCATCGCAAGCCGGGCTTTTGGTAGGCATCTTTAAGTAACGTTTCAAGATCAGTGTTGAGTGGTTGTAATCCGACCACAGCGGGGTTATCCTTCTCCTGCAGGATATCAAGATACTCCTGTGCTTTCTCGAAAGACACAGTACCCTTGGATACCTGATAGGATACTTCAGATAACTTTAAAGCAGCCTGGCGGCGCTTAATATCCTTAAGCAGTTGTTCAGCAGAGATATCTCCAAGGGCATTATTCTGTAGCCTCTCAAAGAGATTATCGTAAACAGCATGATCCGCTTGTGGATATTTAAACCAAAACCATGCGATCAAATCAGCATGGTTAATGTCCTGAGGAACCTTTTCATGAGCAAGCTCTAAGGCAGCATATATGTGCCAGAGTTCACGATGGTTCTCTTTAAGACTATTAAGGTCAATCAGAGAATAATAGGTACTAAAATTCTCTTTCTTGAGTAATGCAGATACTAAACCAAGTTCAGGAGTATAAACCTCCATTATTCTCCTTTATTTATAATCTACCTCTACATCAGAATGCTTTAGTAGAATATTAATAGCAAAAGTTTCTAATTCTTCTAAGGATAAATTACTTTTAATTCTATTAGCTCTGATAGAAATTACTTGGATATTTCCAGGAATATATCCAAGATCATTATTGATTCTATCAAGTGATGGATTTGTTCCTGGAATTTTACCATTCCTATTTCTTATATTGGTAAGAGGAATATTAAAATATGGACAGAACTTTGGAATTTTAATATCTTCTGGAGTAATTGTAAATTCAATATTATATTTCTTAGCTCTAGATTTAGCAGCATGGTAGAGATACTGCTCTTGATTATTATATCTCCAAATTTCTGAAGTATTTCTCATTCTTTCCTTATTATTTTCATAATAAGATTTAAAATGTTCTTTCTTATAAGCTTGTATTTTTTCCTTATTCTTCAGATAATAATTTTTATGATAATCTGGATCTTTGTATCTATAAGTAATAATACTCTCCTATTAATGTTAATTATATAATGCATTACGCGCGTGAGACGCGGCGATACACATAGTATAACATTTCTAGGAGAGTTTGTCAATACCTGTTAGGGTAAATCCCTATAAAATTTTTCAGACGTCTGACTTTCCGTCAGGATGGTAGGTTCCATCCCTACCAATACCGGCTCTAGGAGCCTCAGGAAGGGCCTTTTCTGGCGTTTTTTCTTCCTCCGAGGGTCTACCCACATGCCCGCCTTCGCAAACCATCCCATCGCCCGTTTTTCCGTTATAGAAAGTCCAGGGACGGTCGGACGGCTGAGCGCATTGCTCAACCACCGCAGTGATTCCTACCTCAATTCCTTCAGCGTAAGCAATAGTACCTACCTTATATACCCCATATCCTGATAATACTAAACTAATTAGAATTACCAATGAAATTACTAATTTCTTGAACATTATATTCCTTAGGATCTCGATCTGAATATATTACTCTAACTGGTAAGCCAGTTAATATTTCTAAATTCCTAGCCTTATTATATATCTCTGGAAATTGATCATTATCTAGCCATAATATAATAGGCTTATATTGTTTCCGTAGATATTCAATATGAATAGGATATATTCTAGTTCCAAATAAACAAACTGTCTGAGTTACTTGTCCAACTTTGTGTGCCGATAATAAATCTTCCACCACCGTGATCGACCTACCATTACCGTAACTGTGTACGCCTGAGTGTGAATCACCCCATACGTGCCATTTTCTCCTTGCAGGGTTTTCGTCTCGGTCAGAGTCTTTGTTTGGCAGAAACCTACCAATACTGAAC